TCTCGGAAAGCACTTACTGGCCAACTACAAATGTTGGGCAAGCCAAGGTAAGTTCGATTGAAATAGCCGCAGGCGCTATTACTATTGTATCCTCACTGGGTGCCTGATCGAAGAAGTTGGTGTACACAGGAGGAAGAATCGGAGACCTCATGCAATCGTTTCCCGACGGAGGAGTCGACATCTGCATTTTCGACATGGCGCGGCTGAACGAACCGTGCTACTGGCCGTGGGCATTCATGGAGAATCTCAAAAGTGGATGGTTCACCTCTACTAAGTACTACGGAATGCTGAAGAAGTTTCCAATTCCAAAAGTTATTGTATTTACTAATGTGGAGCCTGATTTAACAAAATTCACACGAGATCGTTACGATATTATGAGAATTAGTGAAGAAGGCGAGGAAATGCCCTTGGCCAATGAATAAAATTAATCGGTTGGATCAACGAGTTCGTCAATGTTTCCGCGCATGGACAAAGTGAAGTAAACATGCACATCCCAAAAGATGGATGCTCCTTGCAGAGTGTCGATGGTTGGACGGACCACTTCCAAGTTGGCAAACTTGTAGCCAGCAGTATTGAAGTCCAGTCCGATCCAGGGCAAAGTCTTCACCTTCGTGAAGATGATGTTTGACCCGGCATTGTGAATCGTATCAATGTGAGAGTAAGTCAAAGGTTGATTGATGACGGTTCGTGTCGTCTTCGTCAGAGACACGTAGCGGTAGCCAGGTGTTTGGCGAAGTTTGGTGACATCAGTCAGGGGAACCAAAGGTTCCCCAGGAAGAACAGTACGAATGGCCAATTTGGGAATGTTGTTCGTGGCAACCCTGATGTTCTGTGAAGAAGACCTCACGGTCCTCGGAGCAATGACAAACTGGAGACTGGAGACCTTGAACTCGCTGTATTTGGCGATTTCCACACCCCATCCAGCGCCTTGAGCAGTTTCAACAGAAGCTGAAAAACGTTGAGTATTGGTAGCTTGAATACCTTCACCGACACCAATTTCGCCAAGATTTTGCATGACACGAATGGTCTTGTAGTCATTGCGGGAAAAGTTTTGATTCAAGCGTTTGAACGCTTTGCGGCCGCGCTGAGTGTATCGACGGCCACGATAACGCGAAGCGCGTTTTGGCTTCCTCCCGTACATCCGACGAGGACCTCGAGCTCGAGGAATTCTTGCATACCGAGAACGTTTACCATATCGGGACAAATATGAACCAGCGCGCTTGGCCATGTTGTAGTAAGAACGACCAGTCTCAAACGCGCGCCCTACAGTATTCAATTGATTAGCAATCAAACTACCAGCAGCGAGCACGCTCGCAGCAGTAGCACCAGAGCGCACCAGAGACATCATTCGACTGACCGGAAAAGGAAAAATCAGCTGCTTATATAGGCTACGCGCACCAGCAGCTGGACTCAGGAACAGACTCGAGTAGCCAATTCTAAGAAGAGAGGGACGGCTGCGGGTAATACTGATACCGCAGCCTTGGTATAAAGTGGTCAGATAGGACTGGTCATATCAGTATACCACTTGGTCCCATTCAGTTCGGAGCAACAGCTGAAAACAGCTGAATATGTCCAGAGTCAGATCTAACCGCGTGGTGTTCACACTAAACAACTACGATGAAGGCGACGAAATCTCCATTCTCAACATCCTGGAACGCGCCGACACGGTTCAGTATGCGATTGTGGGCCAAGAGATTGGCGCAAACGGGACACCCCACCTGCAAGGCTTCATCTCCGTCAACAACGATCCTAAAGAGTGCGGCATCAAATTTTGGAAAAAGTTCTGCAACTTCGAAAGTAGAGCACACTTCGAGAACGCCAAAGGAACCGACAAACAAAACTACGACTACTGCTCGAAAGAGGGACCGTTCATCGAGGTCGGAGAGCGAGGAGCGCAAACCGGGGAAACGATCTCAAGTCGAGTCCACAAGCTCATCAAAGAAGGCAAGCTTCGGGATGCGATGGACGTTGACCCCGAGTACACATACAAGCACGCCAACAACATGGTCACAGTCTGGAGAACCTTCTCCGGAACCCCAGACTTCACCGCCGACAAGTTGCTGGTGCTCAGACCCTGGCAAGAGCTTGCTGTGCGCCGACTACTGGCCCAGGAGCCACGATCTATCTTGTTCGTTGTGGATCCGAAGGGATGTTCGGGAAAAACAGTTCTCGGAAAGCACTTACTGGCCAACTACAAATGTTGG